CTCGGTTCAGTTATTCCTGACCAAGCAAAAGCACCAAAAGAACAAGCAACCTTTACAGAAAAAGTACCAAAAATAACATTATCTGATGAATCGATAGAAGATTTAAAAGAACTTTTAAATTTAAATCTTAAAAATTTAAATTTAGCAAATAAAGTTGAGGTAACAAAAGAGGAACAAAAATCTGGTTTATTAGACACTTTAGGTAAATTGTTACTTGCTGGTGGTGTAGCGGGTGTATTAATAGCAGCATTTTGGGATAAAATAAAACCTTGGTTGGAAGAAAAGTTTAATTTTAATTTAGACTTTTTAGATAAATTTGAAGGAACTTTGGAAGGAATTTCAAAATTTTTTACTTTAGGTGGATTAAAAGTTACTGCAGGGCCTTTGTTTACTTTGGTAGGTAAAGCGTTTACGACAGTCGGAGAATTAATTGAGGGTGGTTTAAAAGCCATATTTCAACTGGGATTTGGAGATGATGTAGTAAAACAAGGCGCACAGGCAGCTCCTGCTGTTTGGAAAACACTTTTGCCTAAAATAGCAGGTGGTTTGTTTAAAGGTGCGGGTTTAGTTGCGCTGAAAGCTATTCCTCTTATTGGAAGTTTAATTAGTTTTTATTTTGCTTATGATAGATTTAATAAAGGGGATATTATTGGTGGTCTTATTGATGTTGCAGGAGGTATAACGAACTTGATACCAGGCGCTGGTACACCGTTATCTTTGGGTCTAGCTGCATTAAATGCATTCATAGATTATAAAACCGGAGATTTACCAGACGATCAAAAACAATCTGCTAAATTAGATATTATAGGTGGATTATCAAATAAAGTTTATGATATGCTTAAAGACGTTCCACTTATTGGAGGTCTTTTAAAATTTGGTTTAGGTATATACGAAATAGCTTCTGGAAATTTTGCAAAAGGTTTAGATTATTTGGTTGAACAACCATTTTTAGGACCACTTCCTGCTCTTTTAAAAGCTATAACTAATTCTACTGAAGAACAAACAGATGGTAGTAAAACATTTTCTTTTGATAAATTTAGAGAAGAAATAAGAAAAAATATTTTTAAATTTGCAAAAAGTTTAATTCCAGATTGGTATGGATTACATGGAAAATTAGCAAAATGGATGGGATTAGATTATAATTCAACAAGCGGAGAAATTACTGAAGCTCCTATAAATGTAGACTCTGTCAATCAAGCACAACAAGAAATGCAAAAGTTAGCTTCTCAAAAATTTGAGGGCCTGAATCCACAAATGGCAGCAACCGCACATAAACAAACAAAAAACGAATTATTAAAATTAGAAGAAGAATATAAAAATTCTTGGAGCAACATATCTGTTTTTGGCACGAATGTTGGGAGTTTATTTAATACTGAAATGCAGAGAAAAATAGAAGCTAAAAGACAAGAAATGATAGAAATTAATAAAAAAATAAAAGAAGCAGATGGTGATGATAATGGAGAATTTACTGCTATGGGTCCAGAAGAATCGCTCGAACAATATGATCGCGCTAAAGAAAAATTTGATGGTTTAATTCGTGCTGTTTCCGATCAATATAAAGAAAAAAAGCCACCAATAAAAATTCCTGCTCCGGAGAACGAATCTCCTTTAATTTTTGACAAATTAAAAGGTATTGAATCTTCACCGGATCTTTTAAATTTAAGATCAGATGCAAATTTAGATCAAGGAATCAAACAATTAACTGGAATTGTAGAATCTGTAAACAAAGGAATATTTAAAATGACAGGAGATTTAGCAAATTCGTTGACCAAACAATTAAGTTTAGCTGGAGGTGGGGGTATGACACTAGTTGGTAGTCAGGGTGGTTCAAATAAAAACGATATAATATTTAGCGGCAGTAGAGATTCCATATACGAATTAAGATCTTCTTGGTGGAGAAAAACATCCAATTTAAGAGAAGGGGTCTAAATATTAATATGGCAATGGTTAATTCTAAATTATATAACGTAGGTAAAAGAACTAATCATTTACCCTTTTTTGCGAACTATATGACACCGGTAAATGAATTAAAACCGGGTTCCTTTGGGGGAAATATCGATGTTGTTAACAAATTCCGTTGGTCTAATAGTGTTTCAGATAAAACTGAAGTACCATCTATTACATTAACAGAATATGAATTGGCTTATGGAACGTGGTTTACTAATCTTGTACGAGTTGCTCAAGGCATTTCTAATGCAGTTCAAAGTAGAACCCTTGACCCATATATTCCACTGTATAATGTAGCAGACACGGGAGGAACTGGATTTAAATATCGATTACCATATCTTTTAGGAGATGGTGGAAAAATTAGAGATATTAAAAATCAATGGGGTGAATTTAATGGAGGTATCAACAATATGTTTGATACCGGAAAAGATGGAGATGGAGGGTTTTTAAATACAATAGGACAGGGAGTGGGGTTTGCCATCGGTGCAGTATCACCGGGCGTTGGATTTGAACAATTATATGAATTTAAAAATACTGCGCTGGAAACAATTACTGTCACTTTTCCTTTATATAATACAATTAGTTTAGAAGATGCAAAATTAAATTTTGATTTTGTAAATTTAATAACTTTTCAAAATTTAAAATCGAGAACTTCTTTTTTAACTTATGTTCCTCCAAAAATTTACACTGTGCAAACTTCAAACTGTCTTGGGGGACTGTATTGGCCCGTTTCAATAATTAGCAATATTGCCGTGGAAAGTATCGGAACAACAAGAGAATTGAGAGAATTTGGAGGAACTCCTTTACTAATACCAGAAGCTTATAAAATATCTTTATCTATAATGCAACTTGTATCAAACAGTTCAAATATATTTGAAGGGGCAATAGGAGGACAAAAGGTTAATGTGCTTTCAGATACAGATGTGTTTGCAGACGCCGCAACTCTTGTTGGAAATTCGTTAGGATTTAGTCAAACAACTACAACATTACCTAATGGGAATAGGGTAGCATCCAATATAAATCTATCAAATCCGATAGAGTTGACCCTGTAGCCTCACCAAAATTTTTACAATAATATGATAAGACAAAATGAAATAAAAGATTTACCAAAGTTATCTGTATATCGTTACGAAAACTTTTTTAACATTTATACAGATAATGAAAGTAATATGCGTTTTTATAATTTATTGAGAAATATAAACGTATTTCCTGCGGATAATAGCGTATTGGAAGATGAATATTTTATTCAATATGATGACAGTTGGACGTATATATCATACAAAGCATATAACACAATAGAACTTTGGTGGTTAGTTTGCTCTTATAATCAAGTTCAAAATCCAATAAAAATGCCACAAGCAGGAACTAAAATTAAAATTTTAAAATCAGAATATGTTAATTTAGTTTTAAAAGAATTAAACAAACAATTAAAGACTTAAAAATTTTTCAATATCAAAATAAAAACGAACATCTATTTTAGAAGGCATTTTTATTTTTAATGCACTAGTTGAATAACAATAAAAATCTTTATCTATTTTTATAAAAAAAACATCAGTTAAACTTTTTTTAAAAACCATCAATTCGAATTCAATATCAGGATTTTTATCCAAAAAATTATTCATATCATTTTCTGATAAATCATCTATTAAATTTTTGCTATGCAATTCTAATATTTTTTCTTCAAATTTTTGCCAAAGTCCTTTTTTAGTTAATGTTGACAAATTATATAAAGGCCATTTGCTTTGATAGAGATATATCATATCTTTAGTAGATCTTCTTTTCGACCAACTAAAGGGAAAAACTTTCATATACTTATAAGTATTTATTAATCATGGGTAGAAAGAAAAAAGAAATTTCTAATGTTGATGATTTAGAACAAATCGACTTAGAAGATGTTACAGTAGATGCTTCATTCTATAAAGGAAATGAAAATCTTTTAAGAGGAAATTCTCAGTTCAAATGGACTGATAAAATGATTGATGAGTTAAAACTTTGTAACAAAAGTATATTACATTTTGCAGAAAATTATTTCTATATAACAACATTAGATGAAGGAAAGAAAAAAATAGAATTATACAAATATCAAAAAAGACTTTTAAAAGCATTTAAAAATAACAGATTTAATGTTGTTTTATCTAGCCGTCAAAGCGGTAAAACCACTACCATTACAATTTATGCGTTGTGGATTGTGTGTTTCCAAAGCGATAAAAGAATTACAATCGTTGCTAACAAAGAATCAACAGCAAAAGAAATATTTGCACGAATCAAAATGGCATTTGAGCAGTTGCCAATTTGGATGAAACCGAGTGTAAAATCTTGGAGAAAAGACGGATTTAATTTGGCTAATGATTCTGCTATAACAATCAGCACAACATCATCTGCGGGTCCTCGCGGCACTACCAGTAATCTTTTGATTATTGACGAAATGGCTCACTGTCCAAACGAATTAATGAAAGAATTGTGGAAATCTGCTATTCCGATTATTTCGTCCTCAAAAAAGTCCCAAATTGTTGTTATTAGTACTCCAAATGGGACTGATAATAAATTTTATGAGTTGTATCAAGAATCTCAAAAAGAAAATGGGGAATGGAAATTAGAGGTGGTCAATTGGTTTGACGTGCCCGGTCGGGACGAAGACTGGAAAAGAGAAACAATTGCTGCTATGGGTTCAAAAGAAGATTTTGACCAAGAATTTGGAAACGTTTTCCACCAGCCGGGTAAAACTGCTATTGATCCAGAATTACTGGCAAATTTAAAAAACCAATGCAAAGATCCTATATTGGTGATGGATAATGGAGCATATAAAGTTTTTTTTGAACCAAATCCAAATGCATTTTATGTTATTGGAGTTGACGTAGGAGAAGGAATTGGTCGATCAAATACTGTTGCTCAAATATTAGATGTATCAGATTTAACTGCCATTAAACAAGTTGCAGTTTATGCAACAAATCAAATGAGTCCTTTTCATTTTGGAACACGTTTAATGGGAATTTTAGACGATTGGGGAAGACCTCCCATCTTAGTTGAAAACAATAATAACGGTCAACAAATATTGGATGTTTTATGTCACACTCATAACTATGAATCAGTTGTTTCTTATCATTTTGAAGGAGTAAGCAAGCACTACAATAGAGAAAATAGATTTGGTATACATAATCATACAAATACAAGATATAAAGGAGTTACAAACTTCAGATATTGGACGAACAGTTTAAAAGCTGTTCAGTTATATGATATAGATACCTTATTAGAATTAGAAAATTTTGTACGTTTACCGAACTATACATTCAGCAAAAGAAAAGATGAAGATTTAGATGACAGAGTTTTATCTTTGATTTGGGCTTTGTTTATATTAGATCCATCAATTGCTGTGAAATATTATCAAATAGCAGACACAGACGATCAAGGAAGACCCTTAAAAATAAATCCATTAGTTGATAATTCTGATTTAATTAAAAAAAGTCCTTTATTTTATGGGCAAGTTTCCAGTTTTAAAAAAAATAACATATCAAATGCTGGATTTTCCTTTGTTGGTAAATTTGATCAAAATGAACCATTAACAACTCAACAAGATGCATCAGAATTGCAGTCTTGGCTTTTAAACTGGGGAGTTGCCCCCAAAGAAATAATCAAACCACAAGATAATAAAGAAAAAGATAAGTTATTAGGTGACGAATACAAACCAGTTGTATTATTTTAGTTATGAATCAAGCAATTTTAAATAAATCTAGAAGTGATAAATTTTTGATGGTATTAGATATTCCTCTAATGCTAAAAAAGAAATATGACAACGTTTTAGATTCTACTTTCAAAGCAGATAGTCTGCAATTTACGATATACGGATCTCCGGTTCCCTCTATTTCAGTTCCCTCGATAGATCTTGCATTTGATGGTCAAATATACAAGGCATCTTCTATGTCTCGTCCTGCGTATGATCCTTTGTCTATTAAATTTTTTGTCGATAATGGTTATAAAAATTATTGGATGATATGGCAATGGTTGAATTTTTTTAATGACGCTAAAACCAGTACATCAAATATTTCTATCCAATCTCGTCATATTGGCGGAAATAGTGATTTAAGAATGAATGTATCTATGAAAGATTTAATTTCGAGATTCAGCATATTTGCTTTGGATGAATATAATAATAAAATAATTTCTTTTGATTATACAGATGCTTTTCCTGTTTCTTTGGGAGAATTAAATTTTTCTCATCAAGATTCTTCAGAGATTTCTTGTAATGTTAATTTTGCATTTAATCAATTGCAAGTAAACTTGCTAAAAAATGTCAATGAAGCAACTTGTTAAAAATTATGTCTAACGTTTTTGATCTTTTTGCTCAACAGCCACAACTTCCGGATTCGCAATCTTCGAGTGCGCCTCCTTCGATTTCTTCTGAAATAGAAAGTTCTCGTAAAAAATCCGGATTTTTACATCAAATTAGAGATCAGTTATATTACATTGAAATTTGGATGTATAATCAGTTGGATGGAGAAAAACCTTTTGCTGTTCCTTTTTCATTTATTGAAGGATTGGCTATAGAAGAAACTTTGTTTGATTTTAATGTTAAAGGATGGATTGTTTTCAATACAAATGCAGAAATACTTGAAAGGGGTGCAACTGATGGTGAAACAAAAATAAAGGCTCCGTTTATATTCAGAACAGATGGTAGAAATAAAATTTCAATTAAAATTTATCCGATACCAAATACTTCTAAATTGCTTGATGTTGGACCCGCTGAAGAAAAGCTTCCAAAAGAAAAATGGGAAATGTGTTTTGATTGTGTGATTTATGATGTGGAAGATTTACCGACAAATAGCGCACAAATAAAAATGAGAAAATTTTATTTTTGGGATGAGAGATATCAATACTTTTTGGAAAGAAATATTGAATGGTCTACAAGCATTCAGGGTCGTGAATACTTAAAACGTGAAGGGATTTTACAAACTGACCCAAATGATCAAAGAGACGTTTATCAACTTACAGATATTGAAAGAGCAGTACCTGCTTCTTTTGCAATACGATCTTTAATAGAAACTGCTGCTAATCCTAATAAGGGAAATACTACAAAAATAGGATATAATGAAGGGAGTACTATAGATAAACCAGATATACCTTTAAATGTTTTTAATTTAGATTGGGATTATGGTTATGATGAAATTAATAATAAAATAACAAAAGACAGAGAAGATTTGGTTTTTTACACATCTCCTGCAAATTCTTGTGTGTTGGATGATTTAAATTATCTTTTGCAAAATGCCGTATCTAAAGAAGGCAATCCTGTTTTTTTAAGATATGGAAGATCTTCGGTAGAAAAAGATTGGAATTTGTTTGGCTTGGAAGAAATATTTAAAAATTCAAAAGAAAATCAAGTAGAACACTTAATGATAGAAGACGGAATACCTCCGCAAAAACCATATATTCCTCGTGCGTATGATGATTTTAGCAACGATATTCAAAATTTTATGTCAGGATTAGCTTCTCGAATAAAGGAATACAAATTTTCTCCCATGGTTTCTATTGATGATAACAAATTGCTTAATATGCCATTGCATCATTTTAATTTTTCGACTGGAAGATATGATATTTTTTCAGAACAAAATACTGTTACAGAAGTCGCAAATAAATTAACAGAAACGGGTAAAACGGGATTGTTTGGTTTGAATCAGGCTGGATCTCATGTATTGATGAATATTAATAATACAAAAAAAGATGGAATAATGTTACAAAATTTAAATTCTTATAGAAAATTTGTGCCGTCCATGCTTCCTAAATTGATAATGATGAAAGATGCTTTATTTTTAAATGAAGCATTGTCTTTTACCGCAAATGGTTTGACGATACGGAGTCCGGGTAGATTTTTATTTATCGACAGTGTTAATTCAAACGAAAACAATCCTTTTGATGACAGATTTTTAGGTCAATGGATGATTACAAAAGTTGTACATGTCTTCAGCAAGACTAATTATATAACAGAAGTTGTGGCGAATAAAATCGACACATTTAGTAAAATTTGGAATATAGAAGATAGACCAGAAACTTTATGATAAGCAAAGAACAATTAAAAGCAAGATTAGATTCTGCAAAAATTAAAAGCTTGGAAAGCTCAAACAAAAACGCATATCCATCTCAATTGCAAATGGCAAAAAATTTAGGTACATCGATTGTAAGAAATATGCAAAGTGTTGCTACTGGAAACGGTTTAAGAATTTCTGACGAAGAAGCCAGTCGTCGTTTAAATATCTGCAGCAATTGTGAATTTTTTGATCAAATACAAAAAAGATGCAGAAAATGTGGATGTTTTATGGCAGTTAAAACTTATTTGAAGGCGGAAAAATGTCCTATTGGTAAGTGGTAAACATTTTTTCAATTATTTCCAAAGCATATTGATCGATAATATTTCGATCTGATTCTTTGTTTTCATCCAACGCATTCCAAGTTATGTGATAGTCGGACATTTCTTTTATTATTTTATTGTTAATTTTTTCCGTATCATTTGCATCAATTATCCCACCTCTTTCAATAAAAACTAAAAATCCATTCATTTCATTTTTTATCCAGTGTCCTTCATCTTTGGGATACTCTACATATCTTATATCTGGTATAATATTTATTGTCTCTTCCTCTTTGATAAATCTTTCAATAAAATATCGACCATTTGTTTTATTTCTCATTAATTTTCCATATTCGATCAAAAGAGGACGAATTTCTTCTTTTAAAGTAAAATTTTCTGTAAAAGAATCAATTGCCAAATTATTTTGTAATAAATCTTTTAAATCTTTTTTAACTTGATCTCCTGCTATTGATCTTCGAATAGCTTTAATTCCAAAATTTTTAGAAAAAACTCTTATCAAACCTCTACATAAAGTATCTTTGCCGGATCGAGCAGCACCAGAAATGCCTATAATTTGATGGATTTTTGATACTTTAAGCATAAGTTTTTATATAGCATAGCATCTTTTTAAAAAAAGTAAACAATATATTATGGCAACAGAAACAATGACTTTAAAACAGTTGGAAAAATCGACAAAATTACCCGCCAGAGTTTTAAATTATATGAAAAATGACTTAATAGGTCCTGCTTTATTAAATAAATATGCTGGAGTTTTATATATTCTTTATAAAGGAAATGCTGCTTTAAATACTACATTTTCTTACGATGGAAAACCAAAATATACTGTAACAAAAGAACTTTACGATTATCTTGTAAATGTAGTTGCAGTTGGAAAAATTGGTTACGAAAAAGATGGTGTGCGATATGAAGAAGTTTTGTTGGGATATTTGCAAAAAACGCCCGGTTGGCGACAAATGACCGATGATTTAAACTATGATGAACCGGTACATGATACAAAGGTTGGTATGTGGGGATTTCAATTGCCTCTTATGCCAAACAATCCAGCCAGTGGGCCAGATCAAAACGTTCCTCCTTTATGCGAACAACTTTTAAATAAAATTCATCCAGACTTTACTCAAAATATAGAAAACTTTTGTAATCTTATTCGACAAAGAGCATATCTAGCTTTACCGGCAATGGCTTTTGGATCTTTGCAAAGAATCGTTGCCCGAATTAATGGTGTGGTTGTGGCATTTCAAAAAATTATAGGAGAAATTTATCAAGGAGCGATGCGTCTTATTAAAGCTTTCTATACATATATAAACGGAAAAATAAATGAAATTAAAAGATGGATTATGTGGTTGATTGAACAAATTATTCCTATTGATATATTGTGTTTAATTTTAGAAGCTACACAAGTTTTATTGGATGATATAAACTTTTTTACTTCATTATTCTCCCAATCTGGATCTATTTTTTCATTTTTAAATCAATTTCAAAATTATATCAATATAGCATCAAACTTTTTATCCAATCCTTTGTCAACGTTGGAATCTTTTATACCTGCAGATGTTTTGAACATTATAAATTTAGTAGAACAAATTGGAACTGATCCAAATGGATTTATAACTGATCAATTGACAAATTATGGATATTATTGGGCAGCAGAAGCATTACAAGGAAATATTGTTGCTGCTTTGGTGGATAAATTTGGTCCACAATTTCGAGCTATTGGTCCTATTTCTACTTTAATTAATATGTCCGGTCTTGATTTATCTGCTACTCCAGAAAGTATCAGTCCTTCGTGGACAGATGGTTCTGATACAGATCCTGTTGTAGATATGAATAAAAATCCATTAGATGGTATGTACAAAATTGTCAAACAAACAGGAAAAAATATTTCTTCTTCTGTTGGTGATTTGGGAACAGCTATAAGCAATTTGGGAGATAGCATTAAAGACGAAGGAAATTACGTCAAAAAAATACCGCAAAAACTAGCAGAAGCTGTAGATCAAATTTTTTAAAATAAAATGAGCGAAAAGTATTACGGAAATTATATAGGAATTGTTATAAGCAACCCTGCGCTTGATCCGGAAGGAAGAAACAGGGCACAAGTTTGGGTTCCTTCAATAACAAATACTTTATACGAAGGTTGGAATAATAATACAATAGACAAATCTAAAAAAATAACCGAGGAAATGCTGAATCGTTTGAGAAATTCTTTGCCTTGGGCAGAATG